CAGAGTACAGATTATAAGTCAGCTACTGACTTAATTCCACTTGACCTCATAGAGGCAATGTGGTCCGGTTTTTTAACCGGACTTCCCAAAAGACATCCTTTTTGGGTGTTTTACAGGCTTATTACCTGTCAAAGGAGAATGTTTTTTCCTAAAAGGACCAAAATTGGTCTTCTGTGGGCACTTGGCCTACTTAATGAACGTGGTTCGTTCATGGGGGAGCCAATGAGCTTCCTTACTCTAAGTTTAGAGAACCTCGTAGTCGAGGAGATTACTTGTTATTATTATTATAACAAATTAGTACTATGGACTCCCATAGTTGAGACTAATTTAAAATTAGTCGGAGATGCTGTTTGCATCTGCGGCGACGATGTCGCTGCTTTGAGGCGTTGCCTCATGATGATACTTCTCTTTAGAGAGGTTTTCACAGCCATGGGCTGGGAAGCATCTTGGAAAGATGCAGTCTCCAAGAGACTTTTGATCTTTTGTGAAGATCATGCCCTTCTTCAAGGAAAGGGAAAGACCCTTAAGATGGTCTATATCGACATAATTAAGTCGAGACTCCTGACAACTATGTCTAGGGAACACTCCGATAATCGGAGTTCAATACTCGGCAAAGGCCGAATGTTGGGTAATCAACTTGATTACTTTCAGGATAAAAACCTGAAAATAGCTGTTTTAAGCTATTACTCGCAAATCATTGAGCGAGAGTATACCTATAAAGATTATAGGTGTGGCATTAAACATAATGCCATTAGGGAATGTAAATTTCCTCTTTATACTCCACCATGTTGTGGGGGACTGGGAATACCAGTTGTAGACGAGTTAATCCCGTCTTGGTTATGGCCATATATTGGTCATGTTTTTGAACTTCTTAAACTAGAAGATTTTCATGAGAGATTTCTCTCATTAGAGAAACTTTCTTCTCTTAATTCCCGAGTAAAACACGGGATTACTTCCAAAGATTGGAATATAATCTCATCTGAGATTTCTAGATACAAGTTTTCTGCATCTTTACAGATTGAACCAAATACAATCTACAATGATGATTTCATCATCTCCTTAATTGAAGGAGATGGAACAGTTGTTCCAAGAGACCCTTATACTGGGGTTTTTGATTTTTCTAGTTTGAAAAATGAAGCCTCAATTTTGGGGTTCGTTCAGTTTACTGAACTTACCGATCAAATTGAACGGGTCCTGAACTTTCAGGAATTCTTTAGTAAGAATAAAGTTCGAGAACCTCGAACTTTTAACCATTGGGTTAAAGACTCCAAAAATTATTGGAGAGGTATCTTCGGAAGAGGGCCGAAGAAAAGAGAATATTTATCTCTAGTTGGTAAGACCAACTATAAGGGAATGTCTTCCCTTGAAAAGGACGTTAAACGGTCCTTTTCCGGGTGGATTTATGTCGGCGAAAGCCGATCCCACCTTAACCTGATAAATTCAGGTCCTTCACTCAAAATTAACTTGAGTAGAATTCCTATTAAAAATAGGACTATAAAGAAATATTAATTTCTAACCTGTCTGAGCAGGCAGTGGGGTATTGCCCGGTTTACATGATAAACCAACCTAACTGTTTGAACAGCAGAATGGTTACCATTAAATTGAT